GAACCACCCTGACTCTTTTTAGCAGTTGGACCCTCGGCAGTGTACTACCCTAATGGTCCACCCACAGCAGAAATTTTCCTAACAACTCCATAAATACAACTGAATATCGTCGCCGCAGGGGGCAACTGGCAAAATTCAGTTGCGACCCCTCTTTTTTTGTGTTAAAATATATGTGACTCTTTTCTTATAATATGCCCTGGTTGAGTCTTGCAATATTATTTCCAATTGTATGTGCTCTTGGAATCCCTCTACTTCCAGAGGGAAATAAAGTTGTCCGATGGTATGGTCTCGGCGCATCTTTGATTACATTTCTGATTACAGCAGCAGGATATGTCAAGGGATATGATCCTGCTATTGAAGGTCTACAAATGGCAGAAAGGATTTCGTGGGTTCCACAACTTGGACTCACCTGGTCCGTGGGTGCTGATGGATTGTCAATGCCTCTTATTCTGCTGACTAGTTTCATTACAAGTCTGGCAGCACTTGCTGCTTGGCCAGTTACATTCAAACCTAAACTGTTTTACTTCCTGCTGTTGATTATGAACGGCGGGCAGATTATGGTCTTTGCGGTGCAGGATTTGATCTTGTTCTTCCTGTCTTGGGAACTGGAACTAGTGCCTGTGTATTTGATGATTTCTATCTGGGGTGGAAAGAACCGCCAGTATGCTGCAACAAAGTTCATTATCTACACGGCAGGTAGTTCTCTGTTCATTCTCCTT